GATATATATCGTTTGTCATCTCGCTGAGCAGCGCGGAACTGAGTTCCCATGTAACGGATCATCTTATCAGCTCTCGTTTCCACCCTTATCACCTCCTGTCTCTTTCAGCTTTTTCTGCTGTTTCAGCATGCTGGCCGGAATGTAGTTTTCCAACGCAAGCAATTCTTCCATCTCTTCATCCGGCGGAAGCCCTACCCAGTCGCGCAGTTCGTTTCTGCGCAGCGCGATACGATCCACCATTTCCTTTGCGTTGCTGATCACAGCCGTCAGGTTGTAGTTCAGCAGGCTCCGGTTGTTGAAGCGGAAATAATAATCTGGCGATATCAGCAGCTTTCGTGTGAATTCCTGTTCAATGATCCGGGCAATGTGCATTACACGCGTTGCAACGAACCAGTTGAATTCTACTTCGTTAAACTGGCCAACACCCATCAAAAAAGCCGGCACGCCAATGATGGCCGCCGCGCTTCGTTTGTCCAGTTCCAGATGTTTGTCGATTGCCAGCTGGCTCAGGCTTACGGGTTTGACTTCGCTTACCTCAAAAGCCTCCGCCGGAATCATCCACGGTTTGGTTCCCTGCCCCTGCGGCAGATATTGCGCCGCTACCTTTTCACGCCCCTCCGCCGTCTGCATATCGTCGATCAGTCCGTTCACACGCACGATCAGCGTAGGCGTCGGGTTTTTCATCAGGGCGTTTTTGGTTCTGGTGGCCTGATTCAGGCTTTTCACTACGTCGCTCAGTTCCACCGTGTATCCTGTTCCCATCCACGGTTTTTCCGGGTCTGGGTTCATCGGAAAGTGCAAAACCTCATCCGGCGCAAAGCTCTGACTGCCGTACAAAATTCGGTAGCTTTCTCCGTCGGGTATAAAGCTCACCTGACTTGGCGGCAGCGGCTTCAGGTTGTCCAGCAATCCGTCCATTGTATAGGTCGGCACTGTTACCTGATTTCCGTTTGTCATCAGCACCCTTACAAGGTTGAACATGAACGTCTGATGTGTCATCAGCTTGTTTGGTTCAATGTCAAGCTTTCGACTCAGCCCATTCCGTACACGCACATCACCTTTTTCGGTGTTCTGCATCAGCATGATCGTCATGTTTGCCACCATGCTTGCATATACGCCAATGGCTGTCTGCACTTCTGAACAGCTTGTGATCGGTTTGTATCCGCACGAAAGCAGTTCGTTCCATCCGTCCATGTTCGTCAGATAAAGCGCGCTTCTTTTCTGCTGTACGGGGGCGTCCCTTGCCATTGCTTTTCTGTTCTGGCTTTTCTTGCTCATTGCTTTTTCCACCCTTCTGCAATGTCCATATTGTCCGCATCTTCAATCAGGCGCACAGCCGCGAACACGCTGGCGTCAAACACGTCAATCCTGTGGTTTGGAGCAATTTTGTCATACTGGATCAGGTCGTCCGTTTTTTCCATGGCAAACACATTCTGAACGCAGTATTCATATGCGTCTGATCCCAGGTAATAAAAATTGCCGTTCAGCATTCTGTGTTCAATGCGCCTGAACCCCTGACTTTTTTTCCAGTGGTACTGCGGCTGGTCTTTTACTTTGAATCCGGCTTTTTTCATGCCGCGAAAGTATTCATCACAGAATTTCCTGTCGTGACCGATTTCCCGGAACCGAAAACCCATCTGACGCATTTTTACAAACCAGTTCACAACAGCCTGATGGTTGTTTGTTGGCGCGTTGCACATATCCAGCCATCCGACTTCCTGCCAGCCGAACAGCGGGATGGCGTCCTTATCTGCCTTTTCCGCTGCGGCGATGATCGGGAACCACGCATGCGTGATGCATATATCCACGCCTTTGTATTCTCCGTATATGGCGGCAGCTGTCAGGTCGTGCAGCTTGGAAAGGTCTGCGCCGCCGTACCATCGGATCGGCAGTTTGGCCAAATGCTGGATCTTTTTTTCGATTGTCCATTTTGGATCGATGCTTAGCTTTCCTTCGGCTTCTTTGTTGCTGATTCTGAATTTGTCGACGTCAAAGTATGCTTTGACTTGTGCCGTAAACACATTCAGACTTTTGGCAAAAAAGTCTTTTCTCTGCTGCGGATCCGCCTCTGCCTGTTTGGCGTCATTCATGATGTCCGCCGGCCTGATTGTTACGCGATAGTTCGGATTGGCCTTTTCGTGCTGCTCCGCGCTCAGATAATCCACATTTCCGCGTTCGTCTTTTTCCGCACAGCAGATAAATGCAAACAGGTTTTCATTGTCAAAAGTTCCGTCGTTTACAAGCGTTGCGTACTTTAATCTCTGCGCACAAAAGCTGGTTCCGTCATCACCTGCTGTAGTGATGCCGATAACCAGCTTGTTTGTATATGCTTTTGTTGCTTCCTTCAGGATGTTGTATTGTTTTGGCGTTTTGTATGCATGCAGCTCGTCTGCAACGATAATGTTTGCATTCAGCGAATCCTGTCCGTCTGGGTTTCCCGCCAGCGCGTTCAGCGATATCGCTCCGCCAGCAAAGTCTTCGTTGCTTACGACATGCTCAAAACTGTTATCCGCGATTCTCCATCCTGCCGCCTGCGCCTTTTTCTTGCCGGCATACATCGTGTTTTCGATGTTGTACTTCCAGCTTTTGTACGTCTCTTTTGCCTGTTTCAGCTCCGCTCCAACCACATAAACGGTTGATGCGCTTTCGCATTGCAAAACCGCCAGTGCAAACGAAAGCGCGGCAATCAAAAGCGTTTTTCCGTTCTTTCGCGGTATGAATATAAAAGCCTCTTTTACAACGCGTTCCTGCGTTCCTGGATACCAGAAAATCAGCATCCCGTAAATGCAGAATTTTTCCCACGGTTCCAGCAAAAAAGGCTTGCCGCGCAGCGACAAACCCTCCAGCGTTTCTCCTTGCCTGTGCTTAAACGCCGTTTCTATAAACCCGATTACAAAATCCGCGTCTTTTGTGCGTATGTCATACTTTCCGCTTTCCACCATACGTAGAAAACGTTCGCATCCTGTTATGCGTTCTTTATTCGCCAGAATGCTTCCTTCAGCAACGCCTTTCGCATATGCCAGCACCTCCGCCGCATACTTGCCGTCAATCATCCGCTTCTCAGCTTTCTGATCGCCGCCTCAATCGGGCTTTCCTTGTTGTCCTGCACTAACGCGTCGCCCAGTTTCCTGAGGGCCGCCGGCGTAAGTCCCAGTTCTCTTTCGTGCACGATCAGTTCTGCATATGCGTCTTCTATCGCTTTGATCATGGGGTTTGGCACAAGGTTTGTTGCTCCGTACTTGTTTGTGTATTGCACAAATGGTTCCATTCCGCTTTTTTCATACTGTTTCTCAAGCTGCTCCAGCTTTATGTACAGCCTGGCCGTTCTCTCGATCAGCGCGGCATATTGCGGCTTGTACGTATTAAGCGCCTTCATGCGGTCCACAATCAGCCGCCTTTTCTTTTCGTACGGTGTTCTTTCCGGCTTTGAACGGTTCTGAGCGGCTGGTTTTTTCGCGTGCGCGCCCGCGCGCGCGTCTTTGGAAGCTTCGCCTTTCATTTTCGCCTTACCCCCTTTCCCCAAATTTTCCCCGTGTATATAAAGACTGGCCCCCACCGGTGCGTTACCCCCAAATGGTCAGTACTCAGATGGGCGGGGGCCTCTGTTCTTCCCGCCTTTTTCCGGGTGTTCTTTGTTGTGGCACTTTTCGCAAAGCGCTTTTCCGTTTTCCACAACGTAACGATATTCCGGCCATTCGTCCGCATGCAGCACATGGTGCGCTACAGTCGCTGGCACAGGCTCTCCATTCGGCAGTTTTCTTCCGTATCTTTTGCATTCCACGCATAGGTATCCCGCTTTTTTCAGCACTGCTGCGCGCCACATCTTATGCCGTTTTCTGTGATAAAAACTGCTCTGATCGCTTATTTCTTATCACTCCTGTTCTATCTTCTCGTCCCCACCACCGAGGAGTAAGGGCATCGCCCTGGTCCCGCAGGCACAACACATATCTCCTGCGCCGCTCATATGGCGAAGCGTGCAGGATTCGAACCTGCGGAAGCTTATGCTTCTGCGGTTTAGCAAACCGCTGCAATCGTCCACTCTGCCAACGCTTCAGGTATTACGAACAAAAAGAGCGCGGGCCTGCCGCTCTGGCCGCCCGCACTTTTGACACATACATCATAGCATATAAAAACCGGAAAATCAGGAATTTTCGGAAAGCCCGTCAAAAAAGTTATCCGCTCTTTTGCGCATTGCATCTCCGCCTACGTCCTCACCCATCTCAGCAGCCACATCATCCCAGCTCATCTTGACCGGGTATGTATACTTCAGTTCCAGCATCAGCTTTGTATCCTCATCCCTCACAGCCTCTATGATCCTTCTCACCTTCGCCCGTCTCTCCATTAGCTCCTGGATCTGCTTCAGGATCTCCGTCTCCTCCGCCGCATTTCTGCCGCAAACGGTCATCGGGTGCGCGGTATACGGCCACTCCGGGCTGCTGCCCTTCACCGTGTCGGTCAGGTTTTCCATCTCCTTCAGCTGCCGCTTTTTCAGTTCGATCCTTTTCCCCATCGCCCTGTACTGCTCAAACTCACCGCGCACCGTTATCCCTCCTGTTCCTGCTGCCTTTTTGGTGTTATCACCTCCCGCTCATATAGTCGGTGATCAGGCTGATGGCTTCATCGCATCCCCTGCACACAGCGGCCACATACCCCTGCGCCACCAGCGCGCTGATCCACTCCAGCTGGTCCTTTGTGACCCGGCTGTTTTTCACCCTTTTCAGTTCGATGTACAGCCCGTGATGCCCGCCCCTTGCCACCGGCAGGCAGATATCCGGCACTCCGCTGCGCAATCCCTCCGCCCTCATGCGTGCGCCGGTTGTTCGGCTTCTTTTCCCCTCGTTTGGGATGTGGTACAAAAGCCCCAGTTCCGGCCATCTGCCCTCCATCAGTTTTGCCCATTCAAAAAGCGTTTTCTGTTCCCTGCTTTCTGTGGGAATGGGCGAGGCGTCACGCCAGTCGTTCATGATGGTCATTCTTTATCCCTCATCATCAAGCATTTGTTTTCGTCCGCTGGATACACCGTATCCGTTCCCGGATCATACTCGCACCACCCGCAGACCGGGCATTCTCTGCACTTTTCGCTGATCATATGCCATACACCTCGTGCAGCCGGTCGTATATACGGCGTATTTCCATGTGGCTCAGTCCGGTTTCCTGCTTCAGCTGACCATAGTTCAGGTTGATGCAGTTACGGCGGATGAACTCCGCTTTCTCGCGCATGGTTTTTAGCTTTCGCACGTTCTTTTCCGGCATTTGCTGCTTCACTTCCGGCATTTCCACCGGCTCCTCCGCCACTCGGATGATCCTTTTTTCGTATTTTCTTAGTGGCTTCACCGGCTCTGCCGTTCTCGGTATCAAATACGCATAGCTATTGGGGCCTCTCGGTACTTGAATCACGCCTGGCAGTTTTCCCTTTGCGCACCAGTTCCGCACAGTATCAACTTCCATGTTCTTTTCCTGCGCGTACTGCCGTGGACTGATCATATCGTCCATTGGTTATCTCTCCTTCGCGTTTTCCTCGCAAACGCCGCGCCATTCCCAATTTTCTCCCTCATCACACGGATCAGGTGATACGCATCTACAGCTGCCTATTCTTGTAATAAGCCCATGCTTGCAAGTCCAGCACATGCCTTCGCTATCCAGCTTGGTTCGCTTCCACTCGGAAAGCGCCGCATCCCTCTCCCGCTCAACCTGGGCAAGATCAGCCTGAGCATTTTCGATTGCCTTCAGCGCAATTTCCCTTGCGTTGGATGCTCTTGTTGCGGCAACAGTTCCGTCATCCTTGTCAAAATCATACGGCTCAACATCAAGCCATTTATCAACAGAGTGCATGACACCAAGAAGGGTGTATTCAAGCTTGCTGTTTCGTTCTTCAAGCTGCTGGATGTATGCAAGGGCATCGGCATGCAATTTACCCGCGCAATCAACGCCGTTCGACAAGGAATTGAAATACGGGCATTTCCCATTGCAGCCATATGCATCATTGACACATTGTTCCAGCCCTTTCTTTATCTCGTCAGGCGTTTTCATTTCTTCACTCCTCCCTCGGTGCTTCTGGCAGCGGCATCCAGTGGGAAACAAAGTAAAACATATTTTCCTTCATTTCTCCGTTTTCACAGAAAAACCAGTTGTTGTGGGAGCAATATGCCATGTGGATGAACTCACCATCAGTTACAAAAACAGCTGGTATCGTTCCGTCTGCGTCTGGTTCCGGCAACCTGTCCTTCACGCTGATCCATCGCGATATTATTGACGGGTTGTTAATCAAATCAATCGCTGCATTGAGAGCGTCATACTTTTCAGTACGATTAGGGTCTTCATACGCATTGCCAGCTTTAGGAATGCAATTTTCACGCATCTCCAACAGCAGTCTGGTAATTTCCGTCGTGTCATAGTTCTTTTTCGGCATCATGTCAGCCATTGGAATCCTCCTTCCAGTCGTCAAGTTCCCATTCGGATGGTTCGGTAAAGAACCTGCAATAATGTTTGCCCATAAACGGGCATTCGTGCGGTTCTATGCAGTCTTTACGAGAAGCGCAATACTCCTGTATTTTCATCAATGCTTTTGCTGCACCGCTCCATTTTCTTGCAATGCTCATTTCCTCCACCTCCGGTTCATCCCCTTGATGATCTTCCTCATGCGCCGGTCCTGTACAAAACTTTCTTTGTGCGGATCCTCGCGCGCCGGCTTTTCCATGCCCAGCAGATCCAGCATTTTCATGCCGTAACCGCAGGGGCTTTCGCACTGCTGGCACATTTCCGGCTTCACGCTTTTGTAGCTCACGGCCATCTCGCACAGCTTCGGTCTCAGCTTCCGCACCTTTTCCCGCACATCCGGCGCCATGTCCTCCATCCGCGTATGCATCACTCCTTTTTGCGGCTTCTCGCCCGTTCTAAGGGTTCCTCTTCCTCCAGCCTCAGATAGGCAGCGTATTGATAAACACCAAAATTGTTGTCGATGTTGCTGTAATACGGCAAAAGCATGTAGCCTTTTTTGGCGTTTGGTTCTTTACTGAAAAGCCGCCTGTTCACTTCGTGCTTTTCAACCTTCGGCTGAATCAGGTTTTTGGTATAATGCCAGCGGTGCTTCCCCTTGCTTCTGGGCTGCTTTACGCTTTCCAGTGCTTCCTCTCCCTGCGCGCCGCGCTTTGGCTTGTGCTCCTCGTTCACATAGCGGATCAGTCCGGCAAATCCATCGCGTGATTCATCTGCGGTATCCATGTGGATCCTTCTACCCCGGTTTCCCCATATCTCCTTCAGCTCTGAGTGGGTCAGCCCGCCATTCATCAGGATGTGGATATGCCAGCAGCTTTGCTTTTCTGCCCATGCCATGGCACGCAGCGGCTTCAGGTGCTTCTTTTCCCTTTTCCGGCGTAGTCGGCTGAACAGGTTTCGGATTTCCTTGTCGACCTGGTCTCCGTCCACTGGTTTGGCAAAGGTAAACGTTGCAAATGTATCGTTGTGCTTGTAGCTGAAATTGGCAGCTGCCAGTCTCTGCTGCCGTTTCTGGGAGTTGCGTTCATTCTCCCGCACCATCTCTTCCACGGTCGGGTTTACATTTGCGCTTCGGGCGAGCTTCTTGCCCTGATTGGCTGAGTAGTACACCTCTATCTCCAGCAGCGGACCGCTGCGTGTTGTTTTCTTGAAGTATGGCATTCGCTCTCCCCCTTTCGTACGTCTCCCGCAAAGGCCAAGGGGCAGCGGGGGACACCGCTGCGGCGGTTTCCCCCTGTTGCCCCTATGGCGTACCCCCTCCCCCTTCCGGGATGGTTTCCCCTTCCGTGTGCATGAATTTAATATCGTTTACAAGGGGAGAAGGGACTTCTCCGCGTCCCTTCAAAATCTGTTTCTTCCTATTTATAAATCATCCCGTTCATGCCTTCGGTGTCTCAGGCCTCGGGCACCATGCCCCGCATGTGTCGCCCACAATACGGTCCAGCGTTGTGAACACCGCGCATTCCTTATGCATCACCCTGTAAAACTGGGGCTTGTAGTTTCCGCACGTCGGGCAGCACTTTGGGATCCTCTTCGGTTCGCCACATGGTTTGCTGTTCATGCTGCACAGTCCCTCCTTTCTGCCGTTCGAAAGCGTTGCGCGCCGCCTGGGCAATGTGCCACAGATCATCACACAGGCCTTCGGTCATCCAGTTTGTTTCGGGCATGATGGATGCAATGGCCTGATAGCCCTTTTTGGCCACCAGCACCACGGCCCCGCTGGGCAGCGTTCGGCTCCACCATGTAACATCCTTCTCCTTATCGATCACGCGCTTGTAATCCGCGTTGATGAACAGCAGCCCGCTTTGCGTGTAGACCGAAAGGATCTTCGCCCACGGCAGCCGCAGTTCCACTTCGGTCACGCTGGCCTCGGCGTCCGTCTGGCCGTTGTCCGCCGTCAGCAGCGACAGACCGATGCCCATCTGCTTCGAAAACACGCTGTACTCCTTGCGCTTTTCCAGCGGCACATCCAGCACCGCCAGCAGCTCGTCCCCGTCCATCTGCGCAAAACCGTCCAGCGGATACACAGCCATGCCCACCATCACATGCTGGCGGATGATCTGTCCGTCCTGCTCCGTGTTGATCAGCACGATGCTCTTGTGTTCCTTGGCCAGCGCGGCCAGTCTTGTGATTTTCATGGTTTCCTCCCTGATAAAGCAGCCTGGCGGACTGTTTTGGCACATCCAGCCCAAGATTATTCTTTTCTGCCCGGCTGCAGTTTGTCGGGTGCGCCGGCGTTGATCCGGCCCCGCGCCTGTTCGCGGCACCCGTTAAGAATAGGGAGCCTTAGACGCAGCACCCATCTGCGCAGGCTCCCGCCGAAGTCCCATGGCGAACGATCGGCTGGGCTTATAGCCCCATGGAGGGGGTGTCTCAAACCCCTGGTGGGCGCTCTGGGATTCGAACCCAGATCAGCGAGCTTATGAGGCCCGTGTCCTGCCGTTGATCGAAGCGCCCGCAAAGGCTTCCCCTTGAGGGGAAGCTGTCACCGCAGGTGACTGATGAGGTGGAACTGCTTGTCTGCGATCCTGCCTCTGCGTTGTGCGGCGCGCGTTTTCCACTCCACGCGCCGCGGGTTGATTTACATTGATTTATGCCCTACTACTAATTTTGGTGTTCTATGATTGATATACGGATCGTTCGCGTTCTGGCCGCCGCCATGGATCGCATCTACATGCCGGTCACCGAGGTGTGCTGTCTCATTCTTATTCCTCCTCGAACATACTGATCTGTTCTGTTCGTTCCATCCGTCTTTCCCACCCAACGCCGATATAGCTCAACACTGCACCGAAACCGACATCATACATCCAGAAACGCCACGCCTTTTCGTTTTCTTCTCGCAATACATCGAATCGGTGCGGTCTCTGCTCCATGTGAATGCCAAAGCCGCATATATCGCAGCCGGTTCTTTGCGCTCCTGTGGTATAGAGCTTTCCATCGATTCCCGTTTTGATCTGGCCATAAATGGCGGGGATAATTGTTTCAAGCGGTTCCCCTGGAAAAAGATCCAGATGCTCGTGATACCATTGATCCATTTCCTTCGCAAGTCGGAGCAGATCATCGCGATAGAAAATGGCGAACGGGCAGCTTCGCTTTGTTCCCGGGCTGATGTAATTGCACCCGTGCAGCATAAGCGCCTTTTGCCTTCTGCCGCCTTCGGAAGCCATCAGGCCCATGTATGGGAAGCTGGCGGTTTCTTTTGCATAATCATTGCAAGGTTTTTCTTTTAGGTAGTAGCAGCATTTATCGCTTACCTTGAACGGTGCTGCCTTATACCCCTTTTCAGCTCCTTCTGAATCCGCTCCGCCGAACTTTTTGAGCCATACATCACTCATTTTCATTCGGCTGTTTGTCTGCCATCCTCCGTATTCGCCCGTTTCTCCTGTAATGATGGCGTGGCGTACAGTCGCGTTATCTGGTGTCGGGTTTTGCAGGAGCGCTATTTTCCCGGCGATTTCTTTGCTCAAAATGGGGAAACCGAACTCTTTGATCACCTCATGCTTTGTCCAATGCTTACCATCTTCTCGTTTGGCTGGCTTCAGAGCTTTTACACCAAGGGCACGATGTACACGCTGTATACTTGCGTTTTCCAAAGAAGATACGGACACAGCCGGAACATCAATCCCTATACTCCGAAGAAACAGGTAGAGCGTTATGCTGTCCAGCCCACCAACAGCCACATATGCATTTCCTGCAATCTCAGGATGATTGTAAAAATCCCACGCGCGTGTTTCGGCGTAATTTCTCTTGAATGCATAATCCTGTTTCTGTTTGACCACAAAATCAGCAATGATCTTTTCAGAACCCGCTTTTTTCATCTGGTCGAAAACGTTATCTGCCATGTTTTTCAGCTCTCTTTTGCTTTCATCTGGAGCGACAAACGGGCCTCGAACCCGCAACCCCCGGCTTGGAAGGCCGGTGCTCTGCCATTTGAGCTACTGCCTCATATTGCCTTCCCCTTGAGGGGAAGGTGTCAGCCAAAGGCTGACGGATGAGGTGGAAACCTCAATCATTCAAAACCACGACATAAGTCCGTTCTGCTGCTCGTGCATAATAGAGTATCCGGAAAATAAAATCATTTAGGTTTTCACTTCTGATGAAGGCATCAATCAAACGAAGTTTAGCCAAGCCAAGATAATAATCATTCACACATTCTGTTTTGAATTTTTCTAACTTTGCGATTGCCTCTTCGCTAAGCCCTGTATCTTCGCAAAGAATCCTAATGTTAGGATTAGGACTTTTAAAAGAGGTTCTGCCAAGTAAATAATCAACAGAAACGTTAAAAAAATCAGCAATTGCCAAAAGCTTTTCAGCAGTTGGTTGTGTGCTTCCCATTTGGTATTGGGCTACTGTTTGACGAGCTATGCCAATACCTTTGGCAAGTGTTTGCTGTGAAACGTTTTTTTCGATCATTAATCGATTCAACCTTGACTGAAAGATGTTTGCTTCCATATTGGCACCTCTCAAATGTTAGATTTGTGTGCAAAATATTTTTATTCCGCATACTCTCCGCGGATCCATGCCGGATCAACCCCCGGCCAGAACCAGCACTTGTACCAGCCGTCCTTTTCGCCGATCACTTCCACGCCGCGCCCGGTGGTGATCCTGCCTGTCATCCGGTAGCGCAGTCCGGGCCCTTCGTGCATCATGCAGCTTTGGGTGATGGTCGCCCACTGGCATGTCACGGTCGCAGTCTTC